CCGCCGCTGGCGTCGTCGCTCCGTAATCCGCCTCCTGAAAGCACAGCGTCGGGTCGATGCGCACCAGCAGACCGCCAATAGTGGCCGCGAGCCGCCCAGCGTCACTGCCGACACGCTGCACGACTGGCGTGAGCGTGCCGTCAATATCGGTATAAGTTCCGGTGCGCTCCCACCCAGAAGGGGTCTGCACGCCGAGCGGCTGTACAGCCATCACGCCATAGGGGATACCAGAGCCAGACGCCTCCGTCGCCGCATCAAGCTGTCCCTTGTTGACCGCATGTCCGTCCGCCGTGGCGTCCGGCACCGTCACCGTGTCCGCGCCGGTCATGTCCACGTCGCCCGTGAAGGCCGGTCCTGCCAGTGGGGCCTTGGCATTCAGCGCGGTCTGTGTCGCGGTGCTGACAGGCTTGTCCGCATCGGCGGTATTGTCGACGTTACCCAGGCCCACGTCGCCCTTGACCAGCGTGACCGTGCCGGTCTTGCCTGCGACCGACAGCACCTGTTTGTCCTCCAGCCTGTACCAGTTTCCCGCGTAGGTCGTCGTGCTCGCGGCATCAACCAATGCGACCACCTGGTCACCGACAACGAACGGGATGCCGTCCACCGTGCCAGCGGTATTCACCTCCCAGAGGTCATTGGCCGATGCTGCGGCGGGGAAGCTTCCAGACGACGCATCCCATCCACCCTGTAGGGCAAAGTCACCCACGGCGGCCTCCAGCGCTTCGATGCGTGTCTCGTGATCGTCGGTGACCGTCGTGGGGGCCTTGGCCGCAATCGCATCGGCCACCGCCCCCGTCGCGGCGAGAGCCGTCGCAAGGGCGGTCGAGGACAATGGCCCGGTGGATCCGTTGTGCAGCGCGAAGACAAAATCGAACCCTGCCAAAACGTCCTTGTCGGAAATGCGTATGCCTGTGCTCATGTGGGGCCTCAGATGATTGTGACTGTGGTGGCGGCGGACACGGCCGAGCCGATCCCGTCGCTGTTGAGGGCTGCAAATCGGTATTCAAACGCCCCTTGAGGGGCACTTGCGGCGGTCTCGCGGATCAGGGTCAGGCTCTCGACCGTGCCGTCGAAATCGGAGGTCGACACAACCTCGATCCTGTCATTTCCAGTCACCGCGTCGAGGCTGAAGAGCGCCTGGCCATCGGCACTGATCGCGCTCGTGGGCACGGCGGTCCCGCCCGCCAGCTGCACGGTGACCGACCCGGCCGTCCGGCCGGAAATCGTGACCTGACCCCGGTAGGTCTCTCCTACTGTGAGGCTCAGGGACTGTGACAGGGTGGATGCCGCGCCCGGCGTGTGCGCCGAGGGAAGCGTTGCGCTGCCCCAGCCGCCGCCGTTCGTCCAGGTCGCCGCCAGCAGATCGGCACGGGTGCTGTCGCCATCGGTGAAGGTGACGGGCTGGCCGGAGGGCACTGGTTGGCCGAGGAAATCCTCGTCCGTCTCGGTCTCCGGCGCACCGAGGACATCCGCAACCGGGTCGAAACTGTCGCCGACCGCCGTGCGGAAGATCTGCACGCTCGCGGTGTTCGGATCGCCCACCGCCACGGTGATCAGGGCCACGCCGAGGCCTGCGCTGACACTGGCAGCATCAAGATCGATTTCGGCGGGCAAGGCCCCGAGATCAGCGCCCACGGTGACGGTCGCGGTGGCGGTGTAGTCACCCCAGTCGCCATCGAAGTCGAGCGCACGCGCACGCAGCTCGACCACGTCGTCCTGGTCATAGCTCAGCTCGGCCGAGAGCGCCGTCGCCACCGTGGTCCAGGACCCTGCTCCCTGCAGCCGGTGGTCCAGCTCGAAGGAGGCGATCAGCGCCCGGTCGTCGGGGGCGGTGGCCAGGGTGACCTGCAAGCTCCGCGCGTCGCTGCCGTAGACCCCCTCGGCCGCCGTGGTTTCGATCCCGGCGAAGACCGGCGCCAGCGGGTCGATGCCGACGTCCACGATCTGCCCGACGATGGGGGACCAGGTCTCGGGCACATAGGCATCGGTCAGTTCTTCGATCTCTGGCGCGGCATTGGTCAGCGTGACCGTGGCCGAGAAATCCTCACCCGGCTCGATGTCCAGCACCAGCGCCCGCTCGGAGACGTCCGAGACCGGACCGAAGAGGATCATTGCCCCCTCGGCCGGAACATCGGCCCCGGTGACATGCAGCGTCCTGGTCTGCCCCGGCACCGTCTGCACCGCGCTCAGCACAGACTGCCCCACCGGATCTTCCTCGTCGAAGCCGATGAAGCGGATCGCGTAGCTCTGCCCGGCCTCCATTGTCACCATCTCGTCGAGGATGATCAGCGCGTCCTGGGCGGACAGCACCCATGCCGAGGCCTGCGTGCTGTCCAGGACCGGGTGTGTCAGCCAGACATGATCGCCGCGCGTCTCCACGCGTGCCGCCCCCGATCGTTCGACCGTCCAGCGGTCGCGCCGATGCTCGACCACCAGCATGTCGCGGTAGATCTCGCGGGCGATCTCGGTGGCGTTGGTCTTGCCCGGTTTCTGCCACTCCTCGACCAGGTCATAGGGCGCGCTCTTGCCTGGCCAGGGCACCACGACCTCGCCGTCGAGATAGTCGTTGTCCTCGTCCTTGAAGTGGACCCTTACCGCATCGGGCGTGCGCAGGAAGCTGCGCTGCCCCTGGAAGTTGCGGCTGTTGCGCGGCGCGATATGGGTTCGCTCGCGGGGCGGTTGCCGGTCGATGATCACCGACCAGGCCGCGCCATCGTGCCAGGGGCTGGCCCGGCCGGCGGCGGCGATGACGGTCAGGCGGTCCAGCAGGCTTTCCCAGCGCCGCTGATCGCGGTCATAGTGCAGGCCCTTCGCGGTGCAGAATTCGTGCCAGTCCGCCAGCGCTTCCCAGTCGATCTCCGCGTCGGCGACCGGCTCGGGATTGTCCGGCCCCTGCAGCGCCAAGAGATAGGCCGAGGCCGGGTTCCGGGTCAGCGCCTCGGTCCAGGTCTCGCCATCCCAGTCGAGCGCGTAGCGCTGCACCAGCGCGTTGAGCTGGTCGAGCGTGCCGGAGAGCTGATACGTGGCGCGCATTTTCACCGATATCATCGCAAGCGGCGCGCTCATGCGCTCAAGGTCGATCGGGTATTCCGGCCGGTAGCCCTGCACCGCGGTCAGGTAGACCGTGCGGGAGATCCTCGAATGATCCTCGCTGGAGGAGGTCCGTGTCAGGCGGATCTCCCAGTCCCCGCGCGAGGGCAGCGCCCAAGTGTATTGCCGGCGGAATGGCTTGGCGCTGGCGGCGGAGTATTCCAGCTCGGCGACCTCAGTCCAGCTCACTGACCCGACCTCGCGCTGGTCGAGCCGGAACGTCACGGTGTGGCGCTTGTTCTCCTCCGAGTTCACGTCGAAGCGGTAGAGACCGCCGGGGAAGTTCAGCACGATCCCGCCGCGCACCGCGTCCGATGCCAGCCTCCGGATCACCGGCGTCTCGATCAGCCCACCCGCCTTGTCCGGGTTGCCGTCGTCGTCAAGACCGTAGTCGTGGATCAGCTCGATCTGCTCGGGTTGCTCGATCGCCTGGATCGACGTGATGGTCACCGGATCATCGTCGAGCGCCCCCTCGCGCAACTCGTACTCGATGTCGCTGAACTCGGTGATCGGCGTATCGCCTATGCGGATGTCAGAGATATCAAGACGGCCATAGCCGAAGAGGAACAGCGCCCGGATATACTGATCGTCGCCGACGATCTGCTGGTAGGGTTGCATGGCAAAGACGGGTGCGACCCGGATACGACCCATCGGCATGGGAACGGGCTCGCCGTGGATGGCCTGGTTGCGCAATCCCTCAACCGCGTAATCGGTCTCGGGACCCCCTGGACCATCCGGCGACTGCGGCAACTGGATCAGCGAGTTCAGCGCCGCCGCCCCCAGCGCCGTGACGGCCAGGGCTCCCCCGAATGCGAGGATGTTGACCACCGGCGTGGCCAACCCCAGACCGGAAAGGAAAACCGCAGCCTTGATGGCTAGGGCGCCCACGCCCGGCACCACGCGCAGGGCGACATGGGTGCCGGCGTGCGGCGTGATGCGGCACCACCAAGCGCGCGGGACCGGGCGCCAGTCACGTCCATGCGCCATCGTCACCCGGACCCGGCTCAGCACGCTGTCCGGCGCACCGGGGAACACCCGGTCGACGATCTGAGCGATGGTCAGTGTGGGCGCCAGATCAAAGCTCTGGCGCAGTTGGTCAGGCAACATGCCCCGCGCGGCGATCACATGGACCGGCGCGGGCCGGGCATAGCGGTAGACCCCCATCAGCCGCTTGCGCCACATCGGATCCCGGATCGGGACGGTACAGCTCTCGCTGTGGCCGTGGATGTGCAGCATGTCGCGGGCATCCACGGCCACGGCGACATGGGTGGCATGCGCCCCCACCCGGAACAGCAAGACGTCGAAAGGCGCGATCTCCTCGACCGCGCGCCACGGTCCCTTGTCCCGCTCGCCCGTGATCAACGCGCCCAGTTCCGCCCGTTCCGCCAGGTCCGGGCAGACGTCGGTGTAGCTGGGCAGGTCGATCCCCAGCTCGCCCCAATAAACCAGGCGCACCAGCCCCCAGCAGTCCGCGCCCGCGCGGCTGCGCCCGTGGTCCTGCTGCGGGATCCCGAGGTATTCGACCGACCAGCAGCTCATCGGAACAGTCCCGGGAACCGGTCCTTGGTCATCAGGTCGCGCGGGACGCCACGCTCTTCGATCGCCCGGCGGGCGGAGGTGATGACCAATTGGTCGCTGTAGGAGATGTCCGAGACCTCCAGGCCCCGGTACTCGATCTCGACCGTGTCCGGCGAGGCGGCATAGACAACCGCCAGGTGCGCCGTCGCCGGCGTGATGGTCGAGCGCAACTTCTTGACCAGGGTGTCATCGAAGAGACTGAGGATGACGCGCACGGCCGCAGGCGCATCCTCCTGGTCCCCGGGCATCTGGTAGCTGGCAAAGGCGAACTCGTAATACTCGGTCGCAGGGTCCGCCCCGTTCCAGGTCGACCGTGTGCCGTAAAGCAGCGGGTCGACCGACAGACGTGTCGCGTCCGAGGAGATGCGGATCGGCGCGTCGAGATCCGCATGCTCGAACTGCATCAGCAACACCTCGACCTCGGTGGAACTGCGTGCCTCGTCGTGGCGGCGGGCGGTGATGGAAACAGAGCGGCTCATGGCAGGTCGTAGACGGTGAAGGAATAGTCGACGGAGGTCCCGCGAATGGGGCCACTAAGCGGCGGTTCATCCCCCCAGAGACAGAGCATCACGCGCTCGCCCAGGATCGGCGTGTCATCCTCGAAGAGCAGCGGTGTGCCATCGGTATCGAGCATGGGCAGACCATCGCGGCGCGGGTCCGGCATCCAGAACGGCAAGGTCCCGGTGACCAGGTCGGCCCGGAAGAACCGGTCGAGGATGCCCTGCTGCTCGGGATCCAGCACCAGCTTCAGCTGCAGCAGCGCGGGCACCCCGGAATAGCGGCGGGCATAGCGCGGCACACCATGTTCGGCGGCGCGGCGGCGGCGGTTGTCCTGCAGCGTCTCGGCATAGGCATTCCGCAGGGGCCGGGGCAGTTCGCTGGGCCAGGTCGGGACCGTCATGTGCGCACCAGCGGCTCGCGCAGCCCCTTGCGGCGCAAGGAGCGGCGGGCCTTGCCGCCCGGCAGGTTCATGGCGTCGTTGACCATGTCGGAGGCGACGAAGGCAGTCTGGCGCGACCCGTCGGGACCGGTCTCTTCCACCTGTTCCAGGCGGATGCCCCGGCTGGTCTGGTCGTAGAGGTTGAGGCTCACCTGGGGCGCGGGCGCAACGTAGCTGCCGCCGCCATGCGCGCCCCCCGAGGCAAAGCCGGGGATCGGCGCGCCAGCATTGATCGCCTCCAGCAGCGGGCGATGCTTCTGGGTCGCGCGGGCGTTGACCGTGAACTCGCCAGCCGAGGTCAGGATCGGGATCAGGTCCGCCTTCGGTCCACCCAGACCGTAGTGCATGCCAACCGCATCGTGCCCGCCACCTTCGGCCAGGCCGAAGATCTTGCCGATCCAGCCAAGGGCGCCGCCACCGCCCCCCGAGATCCCGAAGAGCATGTTGACCAGCCCCATCAGGGGTCCCTCGCCCAAGAGCAGCGCCTGCCAGGCGGCTTCCTCCAGCGCCCGGGCCATGCGCTGCCAGGCCGAGGCCGCCTCATCCCCGCCGCGCACCAGGTCCGGGATCAGATCCGCCATGCTGGAACGGAAAAACTCCGAGGATTCCGCCGCCTGCGCCTTGGCCAGCTCCTCCTCCCGGATCGAGGCAATCAGCCCCGCCACCGCCCGCCGCTCGCCCTCCGTCGCCCCGGCGAGGTCCTCGCGCAGGCGGATCATCTCCTGCTGGATCGGGTCGCTCTCGCGCAGGAGAGCCAGTTCATCCCGCTTGGCCGCGATCAGATCCTGGACGGCTTCGCGTTCCTTGCGGCTGGCCTTGGCCGCGCCTCCTGCAGCCCGCCCGGCTTCGGCCTGTTCCTTCCTCCAGGCGATGGTCTTTTGACGCAACTCCTCGACGGCCTTGGCGTTGGCGACATACTCCGCACGCTGTTGTGCCAAAAAATCCTGCGCGAGCGGATCCAGATCCGCATTGGCTCCGACATCGGCGTCGAAGCGTTCGCCCGCCAGCGCGCCTGCCCGTCCGACAGGATCGTCCCGGAACTGCCAGTTGATCTCCGCAGTCCGCATGTCGGCGACGCCCTGGGCAGACAGGGAAATCGCCGCATTCAGCGCACGGCCGAGTTCGCTGGCGAGGCGTGTGGCTTCATCGGCGGCACTGCCAATTCCGCCCGCCAGCTCGATACGCGAGAGCGCCTGCCCGTGCTCGAAGGCAAGACGCATCTCGTCCTTGAGATCGGCGGACACATCCAGACCCGCCAGGACCTCTTCGAATGCCCGACGCTCCGCAGCCGCGCGGGCCTCTGCCAACTCGACACTGTCTTCGCCGAAGGCCAGCGCTGTGGCTCGGAGGTGATTTTCCTCTTGCAGGGTTGCAAGCATCGCCTGGCCCGACTGCCAGGCTTCAATGCGCAGCCGGGCATACTCCTCGACACGCTCTACCGCTCCGGACCAGCCGTCTCGCAAGACGTCCACAACGGCGTTCCCGGCCTGTTGCGCGCGCCGCAATTCCCGTTCGGTATCGAGAACCGCGTCCAGGAACTCCTTCTGCTTGTCACGAGCATCCGCCACCCCGACGGAAACGCCATCGACAACGCGTTTCAGGTTCTCGACGGCCCGTACCTGGTCATCGACAGTCCCGGCATTGTAAAGATCGCCCAGGGCTTCCTGGATTGACCGCCGCCCTTCTGCATCTCCGGAACGCCTCACGATCCGAGATATCTCCAGCGCAAGTCCGCCCGACTCGCGGATCAATGCCTGCGCTGCAGCCCGCGCGTCTGCCTCAACGGCAGACAAGCCCCGATCCCGGATCTGAGCCAGCATCCTGGCCAATTCAGGATTGATGCTACCGAACTGTTCGACGATCTCGGATGCACTCAGGGCCGCGCTCTGCCGCAGGGCGTCGACACCACCGGAAAGCCGCTCAAGGACGTCCTCTACGTTCTCCGCTTCTTCCGAGCTACGGCTAAGCCAGTTTACCAGCGCCCCGCCCATAGCGATGGTGCCGATGGTGATCAGATTGACCGGGCTGATCATCGCCGTGGCGCCCTGCAACAAGAGCTTGAAGGCATCCTTGCCTTTGGCACCAGTTTGCTGGAACACCTGCCCGATCTGCGTCCCCTGCTGGATCGCCAGTTGCAGGGGGTTCTGACCAGCCGCGAGCATCACACCGATATCGTTGAACTGCGAGGTCAGGTTACCGACAGATCCCGCCGCGCTGTTGAAAGGCGCCCTGGTCTCGTTGGCCTTTGTCTTGAGCTTGGTCAGCTCGCCGCGCAGACCGTCGATCTGCTTCTTCGCCGCCGCGTGCTCGGTGCGCAGGTTGACCAGGTCGACCTTGTAGGCCTGCAGCTGCTTCTGCAGGGCCACGAAGTCGGCCGAGGCCTCCTGGCCGCTTTGCCCCAGGGCATCGACGTCGGTCTTCAGCCCGCGCGCGCCCTGGCCCGTCTTTGCCAGTTCCGCCTGCGCCTGCTTGCCGTCAGCCGTGAGGCGCGCATGCATGTTCAGCGTCATGTCACCCCCCGTTCAATCCCCGTTCAAGGCCTCTTTGGCCCCCTGCTCGATCTGCCGGATGTCCGCCCAGAGGTCGGGCGTGACCTCGATCCCCGCCAGGCGCAGCCCGGCCTCGGCGGCGGCGTGGTCCAGGCCCAGCCAGCGGGTCGGGGCACCAAAGCGCGGCTCGATCCGCCACTGGCTGCTGACGACGGCAAAGGCCTCCAGCGCGGCGACATGCTCGGGCCAGAGCGCCTCCTCGGCGTCCTCTGTCCGCAAGAGCTCGGGCGGGATACCCCAGAACGCCGCGTCCTGGTCGATCTGTCGGGCCGGGCCGGACTGGTCCGAGAAATGCCCCTCGATCAGCGCCCGCCCGGCCCATCTCAGTTTCCCCGGCGGGCCTCGATGCGGCCTTCGTTGTAGGCCCGCAGGAGCGCGATCCGCAGGTCGGCAAAGCCGATCACCTGCTCCAGCAGCTCGGGCGAGTGCGGGACCGGCTGCTTGTCCGCGCCCTCGATGTCGTCGAGGCGCCGCACGATCTTGCGCATGATCGCCTTTTCGCCCTCGACGCCCTGGGCTTCGATGCCGGTCATTTCCTCGTCCGGCAGGATGAGGAACTCGGCGCGGAAGTCCTGCCCGTCGGCGGTCTGGACTGTGCGCGTGAAAACACGCTCTTCAGCGATACGAAATGCCATTGCGGGATCTCCGTCAGGTCAGGGTGAGGGTCCACTGGTCGTTGCCGCTGCCGGGCAGCGGGACCAGGTTGAGCGGCCATTCCATGATGCCCTGCGCCTCGGTGGGATTGCCGGGGCGCTGCATCTGGCAGGTCGGGGCCGAGAGCGCCGCGATGCGGCCGGCGCCGGTGCCGTGGGTCAGGGCCACCGCGACAGCGGTCTGGTCCCGCGCCAGCGCCCAGGGGTCGAGGGTCGAGAGGGCCACGGCCTCGACCTGGCATTCGACCATATCGGATCGGTCGACGATGACGATCTCCTCGGCGCCGACCAGGAACCGCCCCTCCACCTGGTTGCCCAAGGCCAGCTTGAAGCTGCGCATCACCATGTCTTCGCTGTTGATGGTGAACGTCGGCGTGGCGGTGTTCGACGCGATGCGCGGTTTTTGCCAGGCACTGTAGTCGGGCGTGGGCAGGGTACCGGCGGCGGGTTTGGTCCAGAGGCCGGTGAAGGTGAACTCCAGCACCGGAATGCCGCTGGCATTGACCGTGATGTCGCAGTTCCCCCGCGCGCCGGTCAGGCTGAAGAGATGCCCGTCGATGTGCAGGTAGAGCGTGACGCTCTCGAAACTGTCCGAGATCGGGTTGTAGACCACGTCGGTGCCGGCACCGACGGTCTCGGCGCAGCCGCAGGCGCGCATGAGCGGCCCCCAGGAAGGCGCGGTCCCGGCGGTGCCGGAGGGTTCCAGCTCCACCTTGAAGCTGATCACGGCATGCAGATCATAGGGGATCGTCGCGTTGGCGCCCAGGTAAGGTGTGTCATGACCCCGGTCCGCATCGGCGCCCTGCATGGGCTGGATGCTGATCTCGGAGGCGAGGATCGCGTTGGCCCCGCCGGTCGGGGTCGGGTCGGTGCCGTAGGTGGTCTCGATCTTGGCCAGCAGGACCTTCTTGCGGAAATACATCGGCATGGGTCAGGCCTCCTTTTTCGGGGCGGGTTTCGGCGCGGGAGGTTTGGGCCGCGGCGCGGGTTTCGGCGGGGCGACGGTCTGCTTCAGCCCTCCCTTCTCGGTGCGGGTGAAGCTGCCTCCGGATTGCGGGAGCCTGGTCATGTGGGGATCCTCAGCTGGTCGTTGATGCGGAACTCGGTGATGTAGGCGAAGAGCCCGTTCTGCGCCGGTGCCTGGCGCTCTGCGACCAGTTCGAAGACGCCGACCTCGTCGCCCGGCGCCCAACCGCAAATCGCCTGCTGGATGTCGGTCAGGAAAGCGTCGATGGTTTCCAGGGCGCGAATGCCGCGCGGGTCGGTGGACTGCAGGAGCGAGGCCACGGTCACACCGCGCCGGACCGTTTGTACGAACATTCCCGCGCCGGTGACCTCGACGGGCAGGCCCTGTGTCGTGCCAGGCAGGACGTAGACATTGACACCGCCGCGCGGCGCCCGTCCGGACTTCAGCGCGGCGGCAAAATCAGACGCCAGACCGACCCGGCCGTCCAGCTCCACGACCCGCGCCTCCAGCCGTGTCTTGATATCGGCCAGCATCAGATGAAGCCCTTGAGGTTGTCAGCCGTGAAGGGGCGGTCGCGGTCGTTGACACGCACGCCGCCGGCCCCGGTCTCGGAGGGGGTGACGCCGTCGGCGTCCAGGATGACGTTGCCCTTGGCAATCTCCTGCAGCGTCTTGATGGCCTGGCTGTAGTCGCGGACGATCTTCTCGTTCGGCTCGTAGACGTGCAGCGTGTAGATCGCGATCTCGCGGCTGATCTTCGGGATCGGGTCCGGCGTCACGGCGAAGGGCAGCCTGTAGCGGCCCTTGACGTAGCCGTCGATCAGCGCGTCCGCCTCGGAGATTGCGCGGGTCACCGTGTCGGCGTCGATGGCGCCCGTGGCCAGCTCGCCCCGGTCGGTCAGGTCGACCAGCAGCTGGGTGCCGTAGCGCTGTTCGAGATCGTCCTGGGTGCAGTAGGACATGTGCAGGACCGTTCAAAAGGGGTGAAAAGCCCCGGCGGCGCGGGGGCGCAACCGCCGGGAAAGTGGCCCGCCGCGCCCCCCGGCACGGCGTGCGGTGTCAGTCTTGAGGCAGACCGGACAGGGTGAGTTTCGGGTCGGCCGCGAGCATCGCGATCTCGTCCTCGGTCAGATCGGCCAGCGGGATCTTCACCGGCTCGGGCGTGAAGTGCCGCCCGGCGCGCCAGCGCCCCTTCTTGGGGCCGGTGACAGTCAGCACGCCCTCGGGCGGCTGTTCCGGGTCGGGGACGGCAGGCTTTGCCGCTTCTTGAGGCGCCGCCGCCACTTCTGCGGCGGGCGCAGCCCCCTGGCCTTCCTCGGCGGCGGATTGTGTGGGGGCGGCGCCTTCGCCCGCCCCCTCCACCGGCCCGGGACCGTCGGAGGCCCCTTCCGGCGTGGTATCCGATCCGGCCTGCTCTGCCTCGGCCTCGGCGATCTTCTCGGCCACCGTCTCGTCCTTCCAGCGCGAGCTGGTGGAGATCCCGAGTTTGGCGGCGCGTGCGTCAAGCTCCTCGCGGGTCATCCCTCACCTCCTCACGCCAGCCAGGGCACGACGAGCAGCTCGGCAGTGCCTTTCCACTCGTTGGTCTCGCCGCCCGAGGCGTACTCGGAGTTGAGGATCTTGCGAGCGGCACTTTCCAGCGAGGGCGGCACCACCAGGAGGTTCGGCATCAGGCCCAGCGGGCGGCCATAGTCGCCCTTCATGCCCGAGAGCGCGGCGCGTGCCGTGGCGTAGTTGGCGGCGTTGAGCGTCTGCTTGGACCCCCAGGCCATCTGCCAGAAGCCGAAGCCCACGTTCATGTAGCCGTCCGCGCCATAGACGAACTCGTCGTTGTCGAAGACGTTGTCGTCCTGGTCCCGGTCCTTGGAGACGAACTTGAACTCCTTGCCGATCTGCAGGATCAGCGGCTTGAGCGCGCGCGAGGTATCCAGCAGGAACCAGGGCGTGCCCGATCCGCCGTCGGTGTTGGCGACCGTGGTGTCGTTGCCTTTCTCGTCCTTCACCGGGTGGTCGGTGTCGAAGAAGTTCTGCTCGTCGTAGCATTCGGTGGTGAAGCCCGCCTTCAGCAGGGAAAAGACCAGCTGTTCCTTCTTGGCCCCGGTGGACCGCCCCATCTCGGTGAACATGGGCGCGTAGATCCCGAGGTTGTCGGTCTCGACGTGGCGGCGCTTGACCGAGACCGTCAGTTCGAAGCCCTTCTCCTCGATGGAGTAGTCGTGCTGTTCGAGGTTCTGGACGGCGCGCGGACCGATCCACTCGCGGACGTTCGGCATCTGGCCCAGCCAGCCGTATTTCTGGCTGGTCTGAGAGGAGCGCACCTCGGTCGCGATCCGGTTCCACTGGCTGGGCGCCATGCCCAGGCCGTTCTTGAAGGCCCCGGAGAAACCGACGCGCAGGTTGTTCAGGTTTGCGGCATTGATGAGCATGTCAGGGTCCTCAGCTCAGGGAAACGGCGGGTTGCGCGGCAGCACCGAGCGCGCCGGTGACGATCCACCCGACGGTGTCGTCGATGTATTCCAGCGTCGCCGTGTCGCCGGCGTCGGCGAATACGATGTCCACGAAGCCGGAACAGGTGGTCGGCGTCAGGGTACCGGCGCCGCCACCGTCGGTGACCAGCGAGACGGTCAGCTTCTGACCCGGCAGGCCATCTGCCAGGGTGAGGGCCTCGGCATCGGCGCCTGTGGTCTTGGCGACGAAGCGGTGCGTTACCGGGATCGCCAGGACATCTGCGGCGATGGCGGTCGAGCCGGTGGTGACAGCCGCGGCCAGCGCTGCTGCAGCGGCGCCTTCGTCCATCGCCACCCAGACGCCGTTGGCATCGACGCCAGCGATGAGGCCGGCGGGCGAACGGGCGCCATCGCCATCCGTCTTGGCGACGGTCTGATCGTCGACCGCGTAACACAGCGCGCCGATCTCGACCTTGGTGATCTCGTCCGCTGCCGAAGAGTTGGCGAAGCGGTAGATGCCAGGGCGGTAATCGCAGGTCAGGTCACCCGCCGACCCTGCGGAGTTGTCGACCCGCTCTTCTGCGCGGCCGGCGCCGACAAGGCCCGTGGCGGTCTGGCCCTCGACCAGGTTGCCCGAGGCATCGCGCATCACCAGGGTGCCGGCATAGATCAGGGTCGAGGCGGCAACGTCGCCCTGGCGGATGTCGCCCTCGAACCGGGGCGTGTTGCGGTCTGCGGTCAATGCGGCCATCAGGCTGCCTCCTCTGCCTGCAGCAGCTCAAGATACTCCTTCTCGGAGTAGCCCATCTGCTCTGCGATCTTCCTCTGGTCGGCGCTCAGTTCGGTGATCGCCTCGCCCTTCGGGGCCGACTTGGCTGTATGGGTCGGGGAGAGCTTCGGCAGGCGGCTCGCCACCTTCTCGGCGCGGTCGGGATTTTCGAGCCAGAGCGCCGAGAGCTCGACGCGGAAGTCGGCATCGATGGCGCGGCCTTCGGCCACCTTCTCGTCCAGCCACCGTTCAGCGCGCAGCTCGCCCAGCTGCTCGGTCAGCTCGGCGACCTGGTCGGCGTCGCCGGCATTCGCCACGGCCGCCTTGGCCAGGACAGTCAGCTCCGCCACGCTGGCGCCCTCCTCGGCCCCCAGCGCAAGCGCCAGGGTGGAGAGCTCGGCGGGCTTTTCCGCGCCTTTCTTCAGCTTGGAGATGGCGGCGAGGATCGCGTCCTCACCGGCATCTTCCGCGAGGCCCAGGGCCTTCGCGATTGCGGCCATGTTCATGTCGTCTGTCTCCTCGGAAAGGGATGCGATGGCCCCGCCCAGGGCGGGGGTATTGGTCAGGGAGGCGTGGAAGATCCGCGCCACCTTGCCGGTGGCCTTGTTGAAGGACATCACCGGCGAAATGCCGTGGTAGGCGCGGTCCGCCATCAGCTCGGCGCCCTTGCTGTTCCAGGTCACACGGCCCCAGATCCCGTCGGGACGACCCTGAAGCTCTTCGATCCAGCCCACGGCTGGCGCATCGCCGCCCTTCGGGGCGGAGCGCGTGGTGGCGTGGTTCACATCGATGAAGATCCGCTCACCGGAGGCGGTGCTTGCGGCGATCAGCTCCTCGGCGCTGTCGTAGAACCAAGGGCCCCGCCCATCGATGGAGCGGAACTTCTTGCCTGGCGCGGGCAGGAGCTGGATCCAATCGGGCGGGGCCTCGCCTTCCAGCGACAGGGCCACCGCCTCGAAGGACGAGATATCGGGACGCGTGTTCATGAGGGCAAAATGCCCGCCAACACGGCCCCGCTACATTGGGAAGGTTGCGCGGACGATCAGTCTTCGATCAGGCCTTGAAGATAGTCTTCAATGGTCTCCAGAATGGCGTTTTCGTCCTCGGGACCGATGCCCACGAAGGGCCGGGCCGGAATGTCGCCCCAGGGGATCGTCATGAAGAAGTCGCGACCGTTCTTGTCCTTGCCGATCCGCGCGCCGAACTGTCCCTGCTCTGCCCCGAACTGCATCACGGCCGCGTAGATCATGTTCGATCCCCAGTCGACATGCCCCGGCGCAACCTCATAGGCAATCGTAGTCGACAGCGCGCGTGTCACCCCGACCAGCGGGCCACCTTTCGGCGTGTCGCCCCGCGCGGCATAGGCGTCCAGCGTTGTCTGGCTGCGCGGTGCCCAGGCCGTACCGTCGGGCGCTGTGCCAGTCTTGAAATTGCCCTTGGTCCGCTCGACCATCAATTCGCCGATGTCCTGAAGGAGCGGCGTCAGGTCGGAAAGCGCCTGTTCTGCCTCGGCCAGGGCGGGGCGCAGCGTGTCCGTGGTGACGTCGACGGTGATCATGCCGGCTCAGAGATCCAGTTCGACCGTTGGTGCGGCGGGATCGAAATCTGCGGACTGCCGCGCCATGAACAGCGCCTCCGACCAGGTGGCGCGTGCCATGTCCTGGTCTTCCTCCGGCAACTGCTCGATCAGCTCCGACAAGCGATCCTCCGCATCCGCCGGCAGTGGCTCCGCGTTGATCAGGTCCATGATCTGCTGCGTGACGTCAGACATTCCGGCGGTCCCTTGCCTTGAACAGAGTGAGCAGCTCGGGCTTGATCCGGGCGTGATACTCCGGCCCCAACATATACAGCACGAAGCTCTCAGCGACAAACTCCTTGAAGTTTGTCGACCCGTAGATCGAAACCGCGAAGTTCCACCCGTCGCGATCCCAGCCTTCAATCGCTGCGTTCACCGCCTCCCAATGGGAAAAGTGGAACTGGTGGCCGGTCTCGTGAATGGCCACGGAGCGTGGATAGTCGTCGCCCCCGATCACCACCGTGTGCTGCCATGTTGCGCGTTCGGCCGCGCGGCGTGCTGGACCATCCGGCAGCTTTGCAATCGCCTTCGCATGTTCCGTTGCCCAGGTCTCCAATCGCTTGGCTTGTGCCTCGGGCGCATACCAGGGCTCCCTGGACAGCCCGACCCTGTTCCAGCCCATGACCTTGTATCCGGGTGCGTACCAGGCACTGGCGTTCGGCGAAGGCTTGAGCCTGCCTCCGGTTGCCGTGGCTATGACCTTCGCGGAGCCCACGGCCTGCAACGGCACCATATCGAAGCGGTTTTTCAACTCCCAGAGCGTTTGCACCACCTCGTTGACCGCATCGAGCTTCACCTTCCCGGGCCAAGCGACCTGTTTCTCGGCCAGCCCGCTTTCCACCACCAGCACCGCCGCATCCTTCAGGGACGTCGCCGGTCGCAGAGGCGGCACGGACGGCGACGGCGGGTCGGCGGCATCTTCGGTCAGCGCCGTGGACAACCCTTCGGGCAAGGCACCGGCCTTGCGCCGGATCTGCTTCCGCACCTCCTCGACCACGCTGCCGCCCGGCGCATATCCCCAGCCCCGGTCGATCCCGTCCGGCTCGCCGGTCTTCGGGCTGAGATCCCGCCAGTTCTCGGGCAGCGTGACGTTCGGGTTGCCGCCTACGCGCCGCGCGCCCCGGATAGAGCGCGCGCCGATGACGTAGCAGCTGCAGCCCCAGCCGTTCGGGGGATAGTGCGTGGCCCAGAACGGGTGGTCCGCCGGCAGGATCAGCCCGTCCCAGGCCAAGTGCTGCTCGCGCGGCTCGATTGAGCCACCGTGGCGATAGACCCAGTATTTGAACCCGCCCTCGACCAGCTGGGCGTGCCGCCCGGCGGCGTAACTGGTGCGCATGTTCGTCTGGTAGATGATCCGGGTGCGCCAGGCCTCGCCCTTCTTCGTGCCCTCGCCGGTCCAGCCGTGCCAGCCGCGCTGCTCCACGATCTTGCGGAAGTCGCGCCGGAACTCTTCCAGGGACGTGCCCTCCGCGATGGCCTTCTCGACAGCCTTGGCCAAATCAGCCAGCAGATCCGCCTTGGCAGCGCCCGCCACCATGAAGGCGCGGTCGTGCTGCGCCTTCCACAGATCGTCCCATTTGGCCGTGGGCACCTGGTTGGCCAGCCGCAGCCGGAAGGCCGTGACCTGCTCCTTGAACGGCTTCCGAAAGGTTGTGGCGAGATCAGCCATCGCCATCCCCGGCCATCAGACGCCCTGCAAGGTCACCCGCGATGAACGCCTGCGCCAGCACCTTTGCCAGCGCGTCCTGCGAGATCGCGGGATAGGCGCCCAGCAGCATCTCGCGCAGCTCGTCCAGGCTCTCGGCCGAGCCCATCATCGCCTCGATCTGCACCAGCATCGCCTCGATCTCGGGCGCGGTCTCCTCGGCCAGCTGGTCGACCGCGATGTCGAGAGGCGCTGTGTCGCCCTCTGAGGAGCCTCTTGCCTCGTCACGGCCCACCGCCGCCGAAAGAGCGGCAAGGGTATTCAATGGGTATTTAACGGCGCTCTCAGGAGGGTTTCCGTCCCCTGCCGCCGGTTGACCTGGCGCCTGCGGCGCATTCTGCCCTCCTGGACGCAGGATTTTGGCCCCTTCGGAGGGCCGGCGCAGGCCGAGCTTGGCATAGACATCGTCCTCTGCCACGGCCAGCCCGCGGTCCACCGCCGCGCCCACGGTCTGCATCCACTTGACCAGGTCCTCGGCCTCGGGCCGGGCAATGACGATCCGGGGGTAACGACCGTGCTCGGGATAGTTCACATCCACCCAAGGCCGCACCAGGTCCCGGTTGAGCGCGCCCGAGAGCGCCTTGGCGTCCGCCCGCTCGATGTCCTCCTGCACCATCCGGTGCTCCTTGCCGGACCCCAGCCCTCCGACCTCGGCGTCTGTGGTCGCGGTCTGGCCCAGCACCGCCTTGGAAACCTGCTTGTCCAGCCAGTCGGCCCGGCTCTCGTAAAGATCCACCGAGGCGCCGACATTCTTCGTCTCGACGAACTCGATCTCCATGCCCTCGGGCATGATCGCGGCGCAGTCCCCGGCGATGTTTGCGACCGCCCGGAACAGAGTGTTCCGGTCATCCTCGGAGGCGCCCACCGGATACCTGCCCACGCGCAGCGGCTGGCCATAGGTCTGGGTGAAGATCGCCCAGTCCCGCAGCGTGTACATCTTGAAGAGATAGGCCCAGGTCACGGCCCGGCAGATCCCCGAGCGCGGCGTGATCCCGCTCTTGGCCCGGATCCGGGGGTGGATGAACTTGTACGCCGGCAGCGGTTCGTCCTGGCCGTTTTCGCCGATCAGCATGGGCGTCTTGAGATCGCGGCGGTCGAAGCGGAACCATCGTGGGTCCCGCGCCTCTAGCCGCACCGGCCAGATCTGACCCGTGCTTTGCTCCCAGATGATCTCCGTGAACGAATACCCCTTGCCGATACTGTCGAGGATGTCGAAGAGTTCCTCCTCCAGCTCGTCTCGCAGGAGCCAGGTGCGCAGTTCCTCGGCGATCCGCTTGTCGGTCGCCTCCGAGCTGGCATCTTCGACCGTGATGTCGAGCTGGGTGACGGACCGCTTCCGCGTGCCCAGGACGCCGACATAGTGGAGGTCGCGCTCTTCCATCGCCTCGGCCAGCTCCAACTGGCGTTCCGGGTGACCCTCGTCCGCTTCGCGCAGGATATTCGCCAGGCGGCGCGGATCGAGCCCGTCGCCGGGATAGCCGGTGAGCGGCGAGCGTACGCCCGTCAGGGACGGCCCGGCCACCTCGCGGGTCAGCTCGCGCCGACGAACCGGGCGGCCCCATTGATCGACCAGTTGGGTCATTGGTCACTCCTTTGCGGGTGGGTCGGCCGAGAGCAGGAAATTCGAGATCAAGAGCTCGCCCCGGCCGGTCTGGGCTACGCCCTTGGCGACGGAATAGGTTGTCCGGACTGACGTCAGCTCGGCCCAGTCGAAGATCTCGCGCACCTCGGGCACGTCGTTGATCGACAGGAGAAACCGCCCCTTTGCGTTGCGGAGCTGATTGGCCAGGTCGCCAAAGCGTTCGCGTGTGAAGGCGTGTTTGCCATAGTCGCCTTCGCTGCCCCAGTAGGGCGGATCGAGGTAGAAGAGCGTCCCTTCGCGGTCGATCCGCCTGATGAACTCGGTGAAGTCCAGGCAGGTCACCGTGACCCCGGTGAGGCGCTCGTGCAGGGCTTCGAGGTCCGGCTCCAGCGTGGTCAGGTTGAACCGGGCGGGACGGTCGGTTGAAAGGCCGAAATTCCGCCCGCTGACCTTGCCGCCGAAAGCGCAGCGCTGCAGGAAGAGGAACCGCGCAGCGCGCTGCATGTCGGTCAGGGTGTCCGGATCGACGGCGATCAGCCGTTCAAACCCTGCCTGGGTCGTGATCTGGAACCGCAGAAGGTCCAGGAAGGCGACGTAGTGTTCCTGGAGGACGCGGAAGAGCGTGTAGACCTCGCAGCTGAAGTCGTTGATGAACTCCGCCCGCACAGCCCGCCGACGGCGTAGGAAGATCCCGCCCATGCCGACGAATGGCTCGGCATAGGTGGTGTGCGGGGTGGCGTCGATGATCGCGCAGATCCGTTTCGCCAGGTTGCGCTTGCCCCCCAGGTAGGGGGCGATGGGTCGCGCCTGGCGCAGTTTTGGATCGCTCATGTCGGTTAACCTCATCTTTGCCGCTTGTCGTGCAGGGTCTGCATCGGGCGGCCGGATGAGTAAGGCGGTCGGCGGGGTGGCATAGCCGGCTCCCCGTGTCGGGAGCACTGGTACTGCTCCCGGCCCCTTCGGGCCTGATGTCAGCGCGGGCATCAAAACACGCCACCGCGCAGGCGCGCGCCCAGCGGCTGGCGCCACCAGGGCCGTTCGGTGTCCCTGTCGTCGGGACCGTCCTGGCGTTCTGTCACCGGCTGGTAGGCGATCTCAGTGCCGGTCTGTCGGCTGGCGTACCAGGCGAGCGCCCCGGCCACGGCGCTGTCGCCGTGACGATCCAGCCCGTCCGATCCCTTGAAGCGGAAGTCGCGCGGCACGCGGATGATCCCATCCACGAACTGCAGCGCCTGGTGATCCGCCAGCACGTCGGCATGCCTGGGCAGCTCGATGGTGCGGTCGGTGAAGGCCTCGATGTACGAGGGCATCTCGGAGGCGTACCATTCGCGGCTGAAGCTGACCTCCTCGATCCGGCTGCCGTAGCGCATGGCCGCCTCCTCGGCGAGGTAGGCACCGTTGCCGGTCGCGTCGACGGCCCCCTTCATGAAGCGGGGCAGCCGGTCGGCGATGTAGAAGAAGACCTGCTTTTGCTGGCCGAAGGGGATGTTGCGCATCTCGACGATCAGCTTGCAGCGCTGGCGCAGGTCCTCGCCCTCTTCCATGATCACGATGTCGGTGGCGTCGCCGGACCGGGCAAAGTCCTCGCCCAGGTTGTGGCGGCGCTTGGGGTCCAGGCTGTCGAGAACCGGTTTCAGGTGTTCCTCGCACCAGGCCAGCGTCTCGGCCTTGCGCTGTTCCTCCGGTGCGTTCTTGAAGGCGTCCGGCTGGTGCCAGCGTTCGAAGGGCGCGCCTTCGACAAGGCAGGCCTCGATCTGCACGCGGGTCAGCGCGGCGCCGGCCATCTCGCTGGGAACGGCGTCCAGCTCCTGCTTCATGGCCGCGTCGCGCGCGCCGTAGGAGCCTCGGATCTGCGCCTCCCAGGCGTCCTGCGCCTCTTGGCTCCACGCGTCGCCCTTCATCAGGCAGACCCGCTTGAAGAGGCCGTTCAACACCGCGTCCGCGAAGGTGTAGGTGTGAACCTTGAAGCCGTTCTTGCCCGCCCGCGCCTCGCGGATCAGCTCGTTGAACGGGTTCAGGTGGCCGTTGTGGGTCGAAATCACCCGCACCTTTCCGCCCCAGATCAGCAGGGCGTTCACGGCGTCGATGACCTCGCGCACGTCCCGGTGGAACGCCGCCTCATCGATCACCACGGTGCCCTGAAGGCCGCGAATGTTCGCCGGGTTCGACGACAGCGCCTCGACCCGGAAACCGGAGGCGAAGCGCACGCGGTAGGCGGCGATCTGCTTGGTCGTGCCGTCGGGCTGCTGATCCTCGAAGAGGAACTCCTCGACCTGCCCCAGCTCGCCGGCCACCACCTTGGCGAAGTGGGCAACATAGCCGATAGCCTCGCGGCCCTTGTCCTTGGTGTCACCGATGTAGAAGCAGTTCTGTCCGCCAGCGGAACGGGACGCGGCGGCGATCAGGGTGCAACCCAGCATCTCGGCAAAGGTAATGCCCGTCCGGCGCCCTTTCTCGCAGACCTTGAGGTCGGAGGTATCCTCCAGCCAGGTCTTCTGGTGCTCCATGAGGATGCCCTCGGCGAGCGGGTCGAGATCCGCAGGGATGTCGCCGCCGCGCGGCAGATCGGCGGGAAGCTCCTCGGGATTGCGGGAGAGGACAGGCTGGGTCATGCGGCGCGAGCCTCCCGCTGAAGACGCTCGATGCAAAGGCGCGCGCGGGTGAAATCGGGATAGCCCTTGACGTGCCAATCGACATCATGCCGCTCCAACCGCAACAACCGCCGGTGCAGCCCGCCCCAAAACCTGCCATCCAGCCGCTTCCCGGCCAGCAGGACCCGGATCGCCCGCGCGGCGTCGCGACATGCGCGTTCGGCGTCTCGGTCACGCCCCGCCCAGAAGCGCGCGTGGGCGTCCATGTCGTTGGCGATTTCGGCTGGAGAGGCCATCACTGGCGAGGCCTGATTGGACTGGGCATCCAGGTAATCAGAACTCCTTCGAAGACACCTTCTCCATGCGCGTCTTTCCAGAACGTGCGAAAGTCACGTTCATCTTCGAAGCCGTCGGAATGGGCGAATGCATCATCCACGACTTGCCAGCGCCATTTCAAAGGGAGCGACTGGTCAGGTACGGCGTACCTGCAAGGTACATCATCAAGAGGAACCCAGATCATTATGGGTGTCACGCCGGTGCAAATCGGATCGTTCACCAGCTTGCGGCAATGTTTGGTCCGCATTCCGAAGTATAGCTGCAGCCACTCGCCCGGGCGCGCATGCCGCTTTCTCTTGGCGCGGATGGTTTGGCGCTTTCGCCATTCGGCCACGTCATCGCAGAACCGCTTTTGAAACGAGTATGCAACCATCACGCCACCTCCCAGTAGCCATCCCGCAGCCAGCCATGCCAGCCGGCGCAGATCTCGTTGCGGTGGACGTTGACCGACGGGTGCAGCGTCGGCTCGGAGCGGGACCCGTTCCAGTTCCAGGTCGCGCCGTGGGCATGCGGCTTGTGCCGGTGGCCGACCGTGATCCGGCTGATCTGGCCGCACCCGCAAGGGCAGACGAACCAGAGCGCGGCTTCCTCGCCCTCCTCGCAGGGCGCGATCCAGATTGAGCCGCAATCAGCTCTGCGGCGATGCTCTTGCCGGTCGGTGAGGACAATGGCGCGCAGCGGTTCGGTCATGTCGCCTCCTTGAGTGTGACCAGGTACGGCTCCCCCTGCCACCAGATCACCTTGGCGACATCGCCCAGGTGGGTGACAAAGACCTCGCGACGGCCAAGACACCAGGCCAGCGCGGCGCGCCACTTCGGCCCCCTGCGCCAGTGGTGGTCGCCAACCAGCAGGATCGCGTCGACCTGTGCGCGCGTCCGGCTCATGACCGCAGCCCCAGCACGCCCTTGCGCAGGCGGTCGAGCATCTCGGCGGACAGCCCGGCCTCGGTCGCCGTAGCCTCCAGCGCCTCGTCCATCTCGGCCTGCGCCGCCTCGCGCGCCTCGCGGGCAACGCGTGCGCGTTCGTCCGCCAAGAGCTTCTCGCGCATGCCGGAGCTGCTCATCAGGTCCTTGAGCATCCGGCCCAGGCTCATCAGGTCTTTCGGGTCGAGATGCTCGTCCTTCTCTCGCACCGACTGGATCATGTGGACCGCGCTCGTGGCGATCATCTGCATCAACACCTTGTGCAGCTCGCCCTCGGCCTCGATATCCATGTCCGAGAGCAGCGTCTCGGCGATGGCGAAAGCCTCACGCTGATCCTTCAGCGCCTTCGAGAAATCGCCGACGGCCGTCTTGCCCACCGACAGTTCAAGACCCGCCTCCTGCAGACGGAAATTCAGCCCCTCGGTGACATCGACAATGTCGGCAAAGCCCCGGTCGCGCAGCTCCTCGGCCAGCCAGCGGCGTAGCTCTTCGGGGATCAGGTCCAACTTTTTGGGAGGGGGCATATCAGGCCCCCGGGCGGCGGGGCTGGATCCCGGGATGTCGAGCGACCCCTTGCGCAACCTCGACCCCCCGGACCGTGGCCGTGGCGACGATAAAGCCGTTCAGGTCCTCTTTCGTGACCAGGTCCTGCTCGGCCAGCCAATGCACCTCCGTCACCACCTGGTCGCGGGTGTAGGCAATGCCGTAGCGGATCAGCAGATCCGTCATCATCGACACATTGGAGGTGTAGCGCGGCGCGTCTTCCAGCATCCGCAGGATCGCGAGGCGGGCGTGCTCGCGCAGCTCTTCGGCGTAGCTCATGGTCAGCTCCCGGCTTTCAGAAGGTAGTTTTCGATCCGTTCGACCGCGACGTAGAGACGCTGCGTCTCCTCCCGGCGCGACGATACGGTCGCCTCGATCCGCGAGAGCATCGTGCTGAACTCGCCAAAGCGCAGCTCAAGCCCGTGCAGATCCTCCTTGGCCGGCAGGCTGGCGACTGTCAGCTCAAGTGTGCTGAGCCGCTTGTCCTGTGCGTCCATGCGGCCCGATCCCGTCTTCAGCCGATCGTCGAGCGCCGACTGGCGCGTGCGCATCACCGCCACCGCCATCGCGACCAGGGAGATGAAAAGAGCGGCCCCATCCAGAAGGATTTTGATCAGGTCGTAACTCACAGCGCATCCCCTTCGGGCGGGAGCGCCTCGGAGAGCGTCTCATAGGTGTCCCCGCTGGCCACCAGGCAGGAGATCCCGTTGGCCATCGTCACGGTGATTGTCCATGTGCCCGTCGCATCCGACGCAAACACCTCCATGATCGCGCCGTTCGCACCCAGGCCAATGGCCTGGCGGGTTTCGCCATATTTCTCAGCCAGCCCCTCGATCAGGGCTGCACGGGGCACGCAGTGGCGCAGGGTCTGCGCCTCGGCAGGCACAGACAGGGAGGCGAAGACGAGGAGCGCAAGGATTGCCCCAAGGCAACAGGCGATCATTCCAAGGGTCGCGGATTTCATGGTCAGTCCTTTCTGGATCACTTCGACGCCCGCCAGGCATCGAGGGCGGGATTGTCGGAAAGCACGGGGGTGGAGGCTTGGGGCGCCTCGTCATCTTCCAGCGCATCCAAGCTTGCACGGCTCTTCAGGACGGCTTGCGTCTGGGTCAGAAGCCCCGCCACGTCGCGCTGGAAATCGAGGCCCTTCACCTGCTGGCGCCCACCGAAGAAGAAGGTGACGATCACCAGGATCACGGCCCAGACGCTCTGCGGGATCACCGCCCAGGCGGCAAAGACCTGCGCCATGAAGACCGGGTCATAGGGGGTCCAGACCAACACCCAGAGCGCCCAGAGCGCCAGCAGCGGCCGGGGCAGACGGTTGAGCCCGTCGATCAGGCTGTCCCACCAGGTGCGCTGCGTCCGCGCGACAAACTCGGCCGCGAATTGGTCCAGCGCCGCGCTGTCGAGATCATGGCCCCTCTTCGACGCCGCCTCTGCGTTGACCCGGAACACCTCGGCCAGTTCGCGCACCGCGTTGCGGTCACCGCCAAAGAGCGTGGCGAAGATCTGGCCGATCAGCCCCATGCCGCCACCCGCGCCTGAAATTGCGCATCGGTCATGTGGTACTCGGGCGAAATGAACTCCTCGGCGCGCTTGATCCAGCCACCCTTGCCGCCCGCGCGAGTGCGGGCGTATTTGCGCGAGGCCGGGCGCCGGTCGGCGATGCGGAAGTAGAAGTTGCGCCGCTCGATCCCGTAGGCATCGACCAGGCGATCACCGGCCCGCTCCCAAGCACGGTTCGCGGCAGCGATGGTCTGCGGGCCGATCACGCCATCGACGGCGATCTCGGGCGGCGCCATCTCGCACAGCAGCCGCTGGAGGAGCTTCACCGCGTTGGCGCCCGCATTGACGTACATGTCGAAGACGGTGGCCTGCAGCGCCTCGGGCAGCTCGTCGATGCGCGGCCCGAAGAAATAGCGCTCCTCGAAAATCAGGATGGCATGGTCCTGCGACAGGGCACGCACGTCCATCACATCGATGTCGCCGTCACCGTCCAGGTCGCCCCAGGGGATGTTGCGCAGCGTGTGGATGGTGACGCCGTACTTGGTCGCGCCGCCGGGATCGTCAGGATCGTTCACGAACGCGCCCTCGCGGGCGACGATCTCCTCGGCCATCCGGCGCACGTCATGTTTCGTGGACATCTGATACCCCCGTTGAACGGGGTCAGAATGCCGGGTTGAAACGGGTGCCTACATTGGGAAGGTTGTCAGAACAGAGACAGCTGATCGGGATCGGCAGAGGGCTTGTCGCCACCGGCCTCGCGCAGGGTCCGCTTGACGTTGGTGCTGCTGGTTTTGAGGGCGCGGCAGATCTGCCCGACCGACAGGCCCTCCGCGTGCAGCGCGCGGATCAGCCAGTTCTTGGGCATCGGGATCTCGGTCAGGTTCGACCGCATGCGCGCGCCGAGCGCCCGCATCTTGTCGGCGCCGATCAACTGCTCGGCCGCACTGCGGCCACGGGGATCGTCCGGGAACCAGAGAGGCGAGCCGCCGAACATGACCAGGAAGCTGACCGCCATGCGCGGCCCCAGGACCTCGATATAGGGGTCCAGGTGCGCCGGGTGGCGTGGATATGCCACCGGCTCGGTCATTCGATGTCGCGTTTCCGGGGCGGGCCACTGTGGCCGCGGTCGGGGCGGTTCTGCTCGAAACAAGTGGTGACATTGCCGCTCTGGCTCAGGCGGAACGAGATGCCCTCGATGTTCACCGCGCACATGCCCTCGAAACCTTCGCAGGCGGCGTCGATCCGTGCGCCCAGCTCACGCCGGACGGCCTCGATGTCGATGCCCTGCGCCCGCTCCAGGTAGCGCAGGACGGCATGATCGGTGACCCTGTGGCGCGGCTTTTTCATTTGCCGATCCTCGACCAGTCGAAATCAATCTCCGCCCGCTTGCCCCATTGGATCAACGCCTGCAGCACCGCGTCGATCTTGTCGTGATCGCGCAGCCCGTCGACGTCGGCGGGGACAAAGCCCCAGGCCTCGCCGAAGCGTTTCTGGATGAACTTGTTCAGCCCCTGCCGTGTCGGGTCCTTCAACTCGCCCGCATGGCCCAACTTGGCCCAGAGGACGTGGACCAGGCGCAGGTCCGCGCGGGGCGCCTTGGCGCGCTTGCCGGAAGAGGGCCGGAACCCGCGCGCCTTCAACTCGTCCAGGACACGCTGCCGCTCATCGTCGGACATATCCGAGAGGCTGGTCTTGCCCACCAGGCGCAACTGCAGATCGTGCCGGGTGTCTGCGTCGATCCCGAGCTGGCGGCAACCGACGTGGATGGAGCGGATCATATTGGCGGTCATGATGCGGCCCTCCGATCAGAGGGCCGCATGAGGTCAGGTAGCAGGGGCCCGAAAATGCTGGAGCGAATGCGCCGCAGGCTCCAGCCGTTCGTGGATGAGACGCAGGATGGCTTCGATCCCGCGCCGGTCCACGTCGCGGTCCTGTTCCGTGAGCAGGTCGATGACGCCCCAAAGCGCCAGTTCGGCGTCGATGACGGCATCACGGGGATCGGCGCCCATAAGGCGCTCGTCATAACCGGTCTGGGGATCAAGCATCGGACACTCCTGCGGCATGCTGCGCCAGATGCGTCGCCATAGCCGGGCTTTCGCGCGAGAACGCGACTTCCAGCAGCGGCGCCACATAGTGCCCAATGTGCCAGCGGGCAAGGGCGTTCGCAAGCGCGCGCCATCCGTCCTTGGACATGGGCTTGCGAAACTCGCCGCCGGCGTTGAGCATCACCGCCACCAGCATGTAGACCGGGATTGTCGGACCATATTTCTCCACCAAATCGTCGGTGGTGTAGGTCTCCCAGTCCTCCGGGGCGTGATAGCCGTAGCTGTCCAGGAAGGCGCGCAGGTCGATCTCGCTGCGCAATGTGCTGCCCTGCGGCACCAGCGACAGCAACCAGGTCTCGATTTCCTTTTCCATCGCTCAGCCCTCCCCGAACAGCGAGGTCTGGCGCGGATCGTCCTTCGGCTCCGGTTCCTTGGCGACACGCGGTGCGGGCAGGTCCGCCGGGGTCCAGTCGATCAGCCCCAGCCGAAAGGCCGCGCGGATGCTGTCCGCGATGCGCCATGCCGGGATCGACGGCTTGGCCGCCGCGCGGATCTGCTGGAAGGTCAGGCCCGACCGGCAGCCCATCAGCACCGCCGGGTGCCAGGACCGCATCGACGTCCACTCGGCCTCGAAGGTCGATATGGTCATCTGGACCGCCGCGACTTCTCCGAACAACCGCTCGCGGTAGTGCGTTGCCAGTACCTCGCGGATTTCTATCCGGGTCCGGCGCAAGGCGTCGCGCGCCTCGGGCTTGACCCGGCTGGGCGTGATATTGCCCAGCCACATCAGGAAGTCCTCGTAGGCCAGATGCAGCATTTCGCGCTGCTTCCCGTCGGCCCCAACCGTCACCTTCATGGTGACGGTTGCCTCCGTTTCCGGGGCCGTCAATTTCCGGTGCTGCGGCTGGTAGGCCAGCCCCAGCCGGTCGCAGACCGGGCGCACCGGGATGAAGGCCTGACGGTCGCGCCAGAGCCATTCGATCCGGGCACCGCCCGCGTTCAGATAGTCGATGATGTCCCCGCGAAAGGGGATGGGGGTGACGGTGTCCGTCATGGGTCGGTTCTCCTTCGGTTACACGGGGGCGGATGCCACCGGGTGTTAGCAAGTCCGCCGAAGGACAGACCCCATGCGCCTTTGGGCCGAAGCCTTGGACATGCGCGCATGGCACCCGGAGAGTGTTCGCATCTTGGGATGCGCCGTCTCGGGGCGTAACCGCCTTCGGTGGACCGTTCGGGGCGCTTGCTACGGCACCGTCGAACGGCGTCACCATGCAGCGGCTCGCCGAGAAAATCAAGTGATTGGTCGAAAGGGGGTAGCGACTCACACTCGGATTGCCGGACCCTGCCAGCATTTGGAGGTGTCCCATGTCGCGTTTTGGAAGTGATTTGCTGCTGACGTTCCTGTCGAAGGCGTGGCCAAATTTCAGGAACTCGCCAATCGAATACGTCACATACAAGGATTTGGCCGAGATGTTCTTCAACACCGCGTCGATGATACGGCAAGTGGCTGTGGATGGCGGAAACAGTTGGACGCCCAGTGCCCCGGCTTTGCTGGACGATTGGTTGGCCTCGGTCGCAAGGTCCGGCGTGTTCGAAGGCGACCTGAAGGTTCCGTCAGACGCAGGTGAGGAACTCTGGAGGCGCTGGCAATACGCCATTGTCGCTTGTGAGTTGGAGGCAACAGAGCGCGAAGCACTTGACGTACCTTTTCCCGCCGATGCGCCCGAGGCGATCCGATCCGGCGCAGCCGTGCTGTATATCATCGGCGGACCCGCGAGGGAGTATCCGGCTGAGATGTTCACGCGCTGACCTCCCTCACGCCCGTGCCAGATCGATGGTGATGGCCTCCCAGGGGGCCTCGCCGTGGTCGCGCTGGTAGCAGCGGACGTAGGTCTTGGACCCGACGACGCGCATGGCGTCCTTGATCGCCTCCATCGCCTTCTTCCAACGCGGGTCCGCGATCTCCAGGCGCAGCAGCATGAAGATCTCGGCGCGGTTGATCTGACCCGCCTTGTCGGTGTTGAAGGCGCGGGTCACGACGGCGCGCAGTTCGTCGCCCGCATCCGCTGCCCATTCATTCAGGCACTCGTCGATCAAGTCTTTCGCGATCTGCAGCTCGGGGCCGAAGTCGATCTGGTCGGCCACCTGGACCTGCACCTTCATGCATCCGTCAAAGCTCATGAAGGTCTTGTTGCCTTTCGCGCCGCCGCGCGTCTCGCCGTATTCCTGAGCCAGAAGGCCCTCGAACTCGCTCAGATCCTCGAAGGTGTGGGTCTTGAAGCGGGCAACCTGGCAGCTCAGCTCCTGGGCATAGCCGATGATCTTGCGGACCACCTCGTCCTGCAGCTGGTCCTGGGCTTTGACGGTCGAGAGCGGCTGCAAGCGGCCCTTGGCGTCCTTCATGTGCGGGGTGCCGTTGATGTAGATGACGGCGGGGTTGGTGTGGTGGGTCATTGGCCGGTTTCCTCT